CTGCTATGCCTCTGGTATTATGCCAAACTCTAAACATAATACTCCTTTTAGTCTCCAGACCACTCAGCATCAGGTGACCCAATGAACTGAATGAATCGGAAATCTCTCTTGTGCTGATCCATATACCAAGAGATATACCGGGCAATATCAAGTGCCATCATGTAGTAGCCAAGCGCAGAACAATGACCGGCGACATAGCTTGTCCGGGGTTTGACATGGCTGTATTGGGCTAAATCAAGCGGGATTATGTTAGGATCGTTGAGCGATTTCGCCCAGTTAAGGATCAGCTGACCTTTCACCTGATACCCGGCGCCCTCGTAGGCAGGGATGCACGAACATATGGCAATTCTCATGTCGCTTCTTGCGTTGTTTAGCATTGTCACAATGTTTTGCATGGCTGTCAGAGTGTCTGCGTCTGGTACGGAAAATGCAGAATCATTGACACCCAAGAATATTATCGCTAAATCATACCCAGAGAAGTCATCATTCTGATGTGCCTCATACCAAGAAACGGATGTTTCCCCCGAATCTCCCGCATTGACTGTTTCGATCCCTGTTATACGCTGAAAATTTGACGGATATGAGTATCTTAAAGCCAATTCTGCGGAAGACTGCGTTTCGCCTGTTGCCGACCCGCTGTTTGATAAATTAAATCCACCATATGTTAGACTGTCACCAATACACACAACCTTGCTGAACGCTCGCACAGTCAACTCGGAATAATCGCACGGATTTTCCGGGTTGACAGTATACGGGAAAGCATTTGATACATTGTTTTCCTCGGAATTGTTCGGAGTTTCCGGGTCATTGGATGCCCATGTTGTTGTGTATGTCGCCGGGTTATAGGTTGTTGTGCCTCTGAAATACTTCGCGCCCGCGGGAACATCTAAGTACCAGACCGATCCGGAGGACGTATAGCGTTTCATCGCACCCGTGTCCTCCCAAGTCGCAATTTTTGATTTGTTTTCATCATAAAAAGCGAAATACTGTGTGGCTACAAGATGATACGAAAAAACCTTATCGCCGCTCAACTCGCAGAAATCTGTACACCATATATTATTGGACTGGTAAGGCGTGCCCGTGGAATCAATATATCCTACAGCAACATTATCGTAATCTATCAGGTTGCCATGCTTGTATAATTCGATTTTTGCATTGGTATCTTCTGCAATTTCTGCGCCGTTTTCGACGGTCATTGCGTTGATCGACGCGGCTGCGCCGGAACAGATAAGATACTCTGCCCCGTCTGGAATAGTGACTTCATTCAGCCCGACGACCAAGCGCAGATTCCCGTTTTCAAGCGGGGATTTGTCCGCCTTGTAATAATAGTTGTAAACGGTAGACTGCGGGATGTTTATTTTCAGCTTTGATACATCCTTTAAGCTGATATAGCTTGTCCTGTTCCATCCGTTGTAGTTATAAATCGTTCCATTTGTGCTTGCGACATACGAGTTTTCAACAATGTCATAAGACAGGTCTACATTACCGCCGTCAAGGGCTGTAACTCTTTGCTCAAGTTCATCTGTTGCGCTCTTTAAGTCAGCGAGCTCTGTCCCTGTGGCCGCTGCGTCGGCAGCTGCTCCGGAGACCGTGAGCGTATCGTCCACAGCAGGGATCCGCTCAACAGCCGCTGCGATGGCATCACCGGCGGCCTTGGCATCGGCTGCATCTCCCTCGATCGAGAGCGTTGCATCGATGTGTCCCTCCATCGCGTCCTGCACCAGCTCGTCCAGGTCCTCTATCCAGGTCTCGGAAGGATCCCCGGCGTGCAGGGGGCTAAGCTCGACCTTGGTCAGCCAGTTCTTGGATCCGATCGGATCCTGGCCGTCGCCGACGATCGACAGCTCGGTGAGGCACATCCCCGGCTCCGCTGCCATCTGCTCGACGACATTAAACAGCACGACGTTGCTGCCGACGGCATAGTTGCCGTTTACCTGCACGACATGCCCGGACGGCTTACGCAGGTCGATGTGCACGGTCGTGCCGGCAGTAAAACTGTACGGCTGTCCCTGCATCAGGACATTGACCTGGATCGGCCGGCCGACGTCGCGCTCGGACAGGTACATCTGCACGACCGGCTCACGGTAGTCGGGCTGCAGATCGATCGTTATCGTCTGATAATTAATCATTGATCCTCCTCTGCTCCTCTGCGTAGAGCATGATGAGCGAGCTCACCGGTCCGAAAAGCTGATCACACCGGCGGAGCCATGTCTTGGAGAGCGGCGTGCCCTCAAGGAGCTCGCCGTCGTTGGTGATGTCCATGCTGTACGCATAGACGGTGATCTTGTATCCCTGCCCGACCGTCCAGGTGTGCATCCCGTTTTTGTCCAGGATCCTGAGCGCGGCAATGGCTGTCACATCAATCATGGGCGCCCTCCTCAGTCGTCAAAATACCAGTAGGTCACGGTGATGGTCACGGTCGTCCGGTCTCCGGACCCGGTGCCTGTCTCCCTGGTCGCGTTGCTCGGTAGGTTGACCCGGATCGTGCCACCGCTGCAGGTGCACGTGACGCTGCCCGGCGCATAGGCGTTGTAGTTCTCCTGCCACGAGTAAAAACGCAGGCCGCTCATCGCGGTCACGGAGGCGCCGATCAGCTTGGAGCCGAGGCCGGTGTTCCAGACCTGGTCACTGAGTCTCGTGCCCGTGGTAATCGTGAACACGTGCAGGCCTGTCTTGACCGAATCCTGCCCGGCCGCGTAAGCCACACTGCCGTCGACGATGATTTCGCTGTAGTAGCCCTCCGGAGCGACCAGCTCCTCGTCCCCCTCCGGCGACATGATCACACTGCCCCAGTCCGGCATGGCACCGGCAAGGCCCTGCTCGTCGTCATTTGAGAAGGTATAGCCAGTCAGCACCTGAGCAGGTTCCGCCGTGCCGCTGGCCTTCTTAAAAGGGATTATCTCCGTGGTTCCGGGCAGGCGGTAACCGGCCTTGCCCTGACCGTCTACGCCGAAGGAGAATCCGTTGAGACTCTGGTCGACAGAGTAGAGCTCCTCGGAGAGGACGACCAGCTCCATATTGGTGCCGGGAACCAGTGCGGCGCCCTGGGCGATCGTAGTCGTCGCCCGGTAGAGCTTCCCGCGGTAGAGCAGATACTGCCCTGTCGTGTAGCTCCGGAGCGAAGTGCTTCCCGGCTCGATCGGGGCGATAAAGCTCGGAGATCCGGGAGCGACTGCAGGCGCGACGTTGACGAGGTCAGACATCGTGGACGCGCTCGCCGTGAAGGTCGCGAGGTTGATCTCATAAACGCCGTTAAGGACATTAACGTGCTCGTCCTGCACCGGATCCGTCAGCGTTGCGGCCACCTCGGTCAGCAGCTCCACCGGCGCCAGGACGTTGGACAGATCCATGTGCAGATAGAGACGTCCCAGGAGCGTGCCCGAGGTCGGCAGCTGCACGGAGACGTTCGTCTCGCCGATCGTGATCTTCCGGCCACACAACACCACATGGCCGGCGGCCACGTGCAGGACGCTGCCGCTCTGGATCGTGACCTCCGCGCCGTAGATCACGCCGCCGGCGCCGAGTGCGGACTCATAAACCAGCGCGTCATCCAGTGACGTCACCGTCTTGCCCGAATAAGTGACTATTTCAGCTCCCATTACTGCCTCCCTTTAAGGATCTGGGTGAGATCGACGCGGACAGCCCCGAAGGTCAGCTTCGTGACGGACCCGCGCTCGATCGCTGTCATGATCGACGTGTAGGTCGATCCGTTGCTTATGATGTCGCACTCCTGCCCGATCGTCATGGACGACGCCAGGACCAGGCCGTCATCGTTGAGGACCGTCAGCTCGATGAGGTTCCTGTACTCCATCCCGCCGAGATCCTGCCCAGCGAGAGTGTAGGCCGCATCCGCGAAGGTCTGCCCCTCTTCCACGTCGGCGAGCCGGACGGCCTGCAGGACAGGGAGCATCCGGTCCGCGTCCGTCGTATTATAGGATCCGTCCGGGTGCAGGTAGAACGTCAGGCTGGTGACCATATCCGCTTTGTCGTAGACGATCACCTTGTTGATCGACTGGCTCGTCTCCATGAGCAGGAAGCTCTTGTCGATCACGGACGGCAGGTCCGCCTCGATCGTCATCCGTGGCGCCTGCGGCACGCCGATCTCGATCGTGACGGTGTGCTGGGTGAAGTCAGGATGCACGACGCAGGCGACGCGGTACTTGGTCAGCGCCCGCATCAGGATGACCTGCTGGAAATTGATGACACATTTGTGCATCCCCTCGACGTCACTCGTGAGGTGGAAGCCCCAGCCGGTCGTGGTCGAGACCGTCATCACGCTTAAGCCGGGGACGTCCTGGGACGTGTCACCGCTCTGGATCCATCCGGCAGTGATCTGGTCCGCGATCATCTGCTCCAGGGAGACCGCACTGCCCTGCAGGTCCGTGTCGAAGAGGATCTGCTGGTCGAAGATCGACAGGAACGGCTTATATTTCACCTCGGAATAGCCTGCCGCGACCGCTCCGGTGTCCACGGCGCTGATCACGCCGAAAAACTCCAGATCCCCGTCGCTTATCCGGACATACTGCCCGACCTTCACCGCGGCGAGATACGGCAGCAGGACGCTGTTCTCCACCGCGCTGAGGTAGTCGTAAGCATAGATCGGATCTGTGGCGTTGTAGTGCTGGATCAGCCGGAAGTCCCGGCTGAAAATCTCGACGCTATACAGACGCATATTCGACCTCCGCTTCCAGTGCGATCGCGGGGATCGCGCTCCCGTCCTGGGACACCGCCACGGAGTTAAGCCCATGCCGGAGCCGGAGGAAGCGGGCCGTCGTGAAGTCGCTCAGCTGGTAATCATCCGCCACCAGGTTGTTCTGCAGGTCATACTGCATGATCTGGTAGGGGATCGTCGTGCTGTCGATCACCAGCTTCCGCCCATCCGGGACAGTAACGTGGACCGCTCCGGTCGCCACCAGATCGCCGTCGACGTAGTGCCTCCAGGTGGGATCCGTCACCGGGCCGACGATGGTCAACTTCGCCGGGCTTCCCGGATCCGCATAGCTGTCCGAGCTGATATTGATCGTCCCGGGGATGTCATCCGCGTAGGTGTAATCGTAGGTATAATCGTATATTTTCCCGCCAGAGGACGTGCCGTCATTGGACCGCGCCACTACTTTGTAGTAGGGAGTAGTAGCTGTAAACGTGACGGTGCACTGCAGCGGGGCTGTCTCCGCCTTGTCGACCATGGTTGCGGTCCCGCGCCGGTAGAACGTCCCCACCGGCGTGACGACCTTGAGCCGGAGCGGTTTGTTCTGCAGAAACCGGACAAAATCAAAATACTTTTGGTACGCGTCCGGCCGGGAGAACTTGACCACCCCGGTGATCACGCCCTGGTCGAGGTTATCGGTGACCGCCGCGAAGCGCTCGCCGATCCGCTGATATTCCACCGCGTCCGAGTAGCCGAGCCCGGCGACGCTGTGCAGGATCGATCCGCTGGCGACGTTGAGGTCATATGTCGCGCCGGTCGCGTTTATCAGATAAAACTGTCTCATATCGCTGCGAGCCCCAATTCTCTGTTGATCGACTGCACCAGGGACCTGCCATCCAGCGGCTGCTTCTCGGCGCACTCCGGCAGGTACCGCTCGAGCAGGCCGACGACAGCGTCCAGCCGGCTGGTGGTGTCCGCTCCGGAGGGAACGTAGCGCAGGTCAGCGCTCAGGCCGGCCTGAAGGGAGCCCATCGTCCGGGCGGCCAGTATGTCGGCCGCTGTCTCCACACCACCGAAGGACCGCTCCAGACCGATCTCCATACCGGCTCCGATCATTTCGCCGGCATAGATACCCTTTTTCGCGGGCGACTCGATGCCGAAGAAGCCGGTGATGCTGTCCCAGACGGACTCCGCGGCGTTCTTCGCGGCGTTGACCACGCCGTCGATGGCGCCCAGGATACCGTTCTTGATGCCCTCCATCAGGTTTTTACCTATGGACAGCCAGTCGAAGTCGTCAAACACTCCCTTGATGCCGTCGATTACCTGCGGCAGTGCCGCTACCATGTCCGGGATCGTGTTGAGGATACCGGCGAGCAGTTCGAGCAGAAGGTCGACACCGGTCTGCAGGATCTCAGGCAGGTGCTCGACCACCGTGGCAATGATCGTCGCGATCACTTCCGCGATCGCAAGAACAACATCCGGCAGGGAGTTGATGATTCCCTTAATCAGTTCGAGGAGCAAATCGACACCGGCCTGCAGGATCTGCGGCAGATTTTCGAGCCATGTGTCGAGCATGGTTGTGGTGATCTGTCCCGCTGTCGTAATCAGGCTGGGCAGTGTCTGCGTGATGCCGGAGATGATCGAGGTGACGATCTGCGTGCCCTCCGTGATCACTGACGGCAGGGAAGAGGTAATGTTGCCCAGGAACTGCGTAAGCATATCCACAGCCTGCTGCATCAGCATCGGGAGCCCGACGGTGATGCCCTGGATAATGCCGTCCACAATGCCGGTGTCCACACCGAGCACGGAAGCCGCGAAGGTGTCGAGGTTGGTCTGTATCTGCGAGACCATGCTCGACGCCGTGCCCGCCCAGTCATAGGTCAGGAGCGACTCGCCCAGAGCGGCGATCAGCTGGAGCGCTGCCGCAAGGATGTCCGGGATGGCGGATACCAGTCCGACGATCAGCTGGGAGACGATCTGCACACCGGAGTCGACGAGCTCCGGCACGTTCGCCGTGACCTGCTGGACGCCTGTCAGCACAGACTGCACGCCGGTGCTGACCAGATCCGTGACCAGACCGACGATAGCGGCGGTCAGGCCTTCAGAGTTAAGTGTCTGGGTAAAGTTGGACAGGAGCTCTCCGCCCTCCTGGACGAATCCGCGCAGTGCCGGAGTCAGCTGATCCGACAGCGCGATCTTCGCGCCTTCCAGTGCGGACTCGAAGAGAGTGATATCACCGGCGAGGTTGTCCAGCTGCGTGTCCGCCATTGCCTGAGCGGCGCCGGTGGTCTCATCGAAAGCTGTCTGCAGGGCTCCGAGATCCCCGCCCAGAGCATTGACCACATCATCATAGGTGACGCCCTGATCAGACGCCTCCCAGAGGGCATCGGCAAACGCCTGCGCGTCTCCTCCGGACTCTGCCAGGATCGTGTTAAACGTGGCCGCATCGACGCCCAGGGCCTCGAAGTTGGTCGCCAGCCCGTCCAGACTGAGACCAATGCCCTGCAGCTTCTCGTTGAGATCCCCGCCGGACATCCACGCCTCAGTGATCGCCAGGGCAACCTCCGTCCACCGGTCGGCAGACGTATCCAGCAGGGCGTTGACAGCGGCGATGTCCGTTTTATTAAAGATCGTACTGATCGCCTGCTGCCGCTCCTCTGCGGTCATCGTATCCAGCGAGCCGTTGAGGTCGCCGATGATGTCCGTCATGGAGCGCATATTCCCGCCGGCATCGTAGACACTGACGCCCATCAGCTCCAGCTGTGTGGCGGCCTTGTCCGTCGGAGACGTCAGCGACATGATGACGTTCCGCATATGGGTGCCGGCTTCGGATCCTTTTATGCCGTTGTCGGCCAGGATGCCGAGCATCATCGACAGCTCCTGAGTGCTGTCGTAGTAGCGCCTCGTGCCGTCTTCCAGCTCGACGAAGCCGCCGTTGAGGTTCTTTGCGGTTCCGCCGATCGTCAGCATGGCTTCGCCCAGCTGCTCCACCGACGTGTTCGTCGTGGACGCCGTCTTAGCCATCTCGTCGACCAGCTGCGCGGTCCGCTCTACGGACAGGCCCAGAGCGGTCTGGGTGTCCGTGACCATGTCCGACGCGTATGCCAGGTCAATGCTACCCGCGGCCGCCAGATTCAGGACCGTCGGCAGCATTTCCATTGATGTCTCGGCGTCGTAACCGGCCAAGGCCATGTAGTTCAATGCGTCAGCCGCTTCGGACGCGGAGAACGCCGTGGTGGCGCCCATCTCCTGGGCAAAGTCCCGCAGCTCCTGGATCTGGTCGACCGTGGTGCCCATTGTCGCAGCGACCTGCGACATTGAGCTGTCAAAACTCATGCCGGCATCGACGACGGACTTGAACGCCTCGCCGATACCGGCGGCCGCGATCACGCCCTTGATGGCGCTCGCGATGTTCAGACCGGCTGTCTGGCCGGCTTCGGTACCAGCTCCACCCAGCTCACTCGCCAGGGCGCCGCTGATGCCTCTCGCGGACGGTATGATCTGCACATATGCTTTTCCGAGTTCTGTCGCCATGTTATCCTCTTACCTTCCGCAGCAGGCGTGCACGCTCCGCTTCAAAATCCGCGGACGTGTCAAACGTCTGCACCTGTTCTTTTCCGGCGTTGTTGCCGTAGACCATGCTCTTGAGCACGGACTCCGGACGCCGCCGTCCGTGTGCGCCGTCCTTGGACTGGAGCCATGCCAGGATGTGCACGCCGTCCAGGATAGACGCAAGGAGCAGCCGGTCGAGACTGACGCGGCTGCTCCCGTAATGCAGTTTAAGCCGTGACGTGTCAGGGAGCCCGACCATCAGCGTCGCCACCGTCACCGGGGGCAGTGCCTTGTAGTCCAGGACGTGATACGTCTCGGCGAGGTCACAGATCAGATCCTCCTCGCGGTCGGTGATAACCTCCGCGAGGGCAATCAGTTTTTTGCCTGACTGCTCTGGAGCTTGACCGCCTGAATGATCTCACCCAGCGCGGCCGCCACCTTGAGCCGGTCGACAATTCCATCCTCTTCCAGATGTTTGCAGAGTCTGGCCTCGCCGGCACGACCGAGGAGCAGAACCGGCAGCGACACCATGCCCTCGAGCTGGCGCTCAGCGTCTCCGCTGTTTGCATCAGCCATAGCATGGAGGAAGCGCCAGTCTCCGAGGATCTTCTCATTGACCTCGTAGTCAAATCCGCTTTTTGTGGTTCCTTTGATCATGTGGGTGTCCTTTCTTTACGCCGCCTGGATATACTCGTAGTGAGTATTCTCGGACGCATCCGGCTGGCAGGTGAGTGTGGTCTCATAGCCGACCGCATCGTTGTCGACATAGCTGATCTCGCCGACCTCGGTAACCTTCGCGATCGGGATCACGATCCTCTTGAGCACGCCGCTCCGCAGGACCATGTCGATAACGACGCACCAGTCGTCCAGATCCTTCGCGTTAGCCGTGACCGCGATGCCGCTCTGCAGAGTGCCGGTGACGTTTGTCGAGCCGTAAACGAGCTTAAGCACGTCGACATTGAGCATCTCGATGAGGGTAAATGCGAAGGTGTCCTCTTTCGAGGTCTGGGTGATCAGTACAGTGTCACCGCCCCATGCGCGGATGGATTCGACCTCCATCTCGGTCGCATTGGTCAGTCCGTCCTCGGAGACATATCCGAGCTGGCTGAAAGCAGCATTGAGCTCCGTGGTGGCGTCGGTAGGCAGTGCCGTGCCGATCGGGGCCACATAGATGGCGCCGCCGGTCTTCGGCTTCGCGGCTGAAACATTAGCAACAGTAGACATATAAGTGCCTCCTTAATAGTGGACCACGTCAAAAACCGCCTGATACCGCGGCTGCTTAGTCTCCGGGTCCGTGTAATTGTAGTTGGTGTTAAGGTCGACGCGTGCGACCTCGTCCAGCTCCACAGCGCCGATCATGACGTCGATGGCCGCCCGGCTCATCTCCGCCGCGTCGAGCAGCGTGGGCGCGTAGGACTGCAGCGCCAGTGTCGCGGAGAAGATTGTCTCCGACAGGGACGCTCCGGTCAGCTCAAGCAGGTAGAACCGCTTCGACGGATCCGCCGGCCTGAGCATATAAACCGGATAGTTGAGATGCGCCTCCAGATAATGCAGGATGATCGCCTCGATCATGTCAGCCTCCCCTCAGTGCCTTGAGGATTGTGTTCTCTCGGTAATTCTCCCGGCGGGCCTTGTAAGTCTCCGCCCGGACCTCCGCGTTGACACGCCCGGATCCGACACGGCTGTCTACACCGTACCCTTCGCCGAGCCGTCCGCGGATCTCGCGGGCCTTGCCCTCACAGACCGCCAGCATCTCCGGAGACCGGAGGAGAGCACGGACACCGTCATGGTTTAATTCAATCCGGATGTCCTTACTCATATTCCTCCACCCTCACTTTCTTGTTCCAGAGCAGGGGGATGTTCTCCTCGATGCCCTGGACCGTGTCCCCATAGGTGCGGAACTTATGGCCCCAGAACTCGACGATCGTGTCCGTCCAGTCGTGCTCGTCTCCCTTCGGGATCCCCAGCACGTAGGCCAGGCGCTTGCCGTAGAGGTCGACGCTCGTCGTGATGTCGTCCGTGGTCGGCTCACCGATCAGGACATTGTCCACCGCGACGATGACGTCCTGGATGATCGGCTCATTAAAGTCATTCGTGCCGATGATCGTCCGCTGGTGCAGATTTACTGTTGTGCCGTGGATGTGGATGGCCATAAGTCAATCGTCCCATAGTGCTGCCTGCGCAGCCCGAGGCGCCGCAGGTCGCTGTATAGTATCGCGTCGCCGATTCCGCCCGCGGGCATCGCATAGGTGCCGCTCCACGAGTAGCCGAGGCCCGACTGTGCCTCCTGGGACATCAGGTCCCCGGTGGTAGACTGCCGGAGCACTCTGGCGACAGCGTCGACCGTCACCTGCTTGGCCACGGAGGCCAGCGTCGGCTGTGCCTCGATCATCTGGTCGAGGTCCTGCCCGACATCCAGAGCACGCTGGCGCAGCTCATCGGATATGAGCGGAAGTAGTGCCTCCGCCCGTATCGTCTCAGCGGCCGTCAGCGGGCGCCAGAGCAGGGCGACGTCCTCGACTGTCGCAAAACTGCTCATTTCTTGGTCCTCTTCTGTGCCGGCTTTTTCTTCGGAGCTTCCTCTGCAGGCTTCTCCGGCTCGGCGGGAGCATCGATGCACTCCCACTCCGCTCCGGTGCATACACAGTCAGACTCGAAGGTGGCGCCGGTTCTCGTGTTGCGGTACTTCATGCCGTGCCTCCTTAGGTTTCAGTGGCCGCGATGATGCGGCTGAATGCTGCAGGAACGAGCACGCCCCAGCCGATGTACGCTTCGCCGCGGAGGTAAACCTGGTTGTGACCCTTAAGGTCGCCGGCCGTAGCATCGTTGTCCGGGTTGCCGTACTGGATGACCTCGATCGGGATCTGGCGGGCATAGCCCCAGCGGAAGAAGTCGCGGAAGTTGCCGACATAGCCGAGAGCATTGGCCGCCGCGTAGCTGACCGTGCTGTTGATCTCGGTCGGCAGGCCGTTGATCACAGAGGGCTGAGAGCCCCATGCGAGCTCGGGATACAGGGCCTCGTTGGAAGCCGTGCCTTTCTTCTCGCCCGCCAGAGCGTTGCGCAGGGCGTTGGCCATCACCAGGCCGGTGACGTCATGCTCGGCGCCGGTGACCTGCTGGATCGCCGCCTCGATGGCCGCGGTGCCGGTGCCGGTTCCCTTGACGGAGGTGTTGCTGACCAGCGCGTCGAAGTTGTTCGCCGCGAGCTGCGTGGCGGGGCTGGAGGTGCGGGGATTCACACCATGGAAAGCCATGATGTCGAGACCGCGGGCCAGCTTGGCCGCGAAGCCTTCGGAGAACGCACGCAGGTACTGCAGGCGGATCTCATCGGCCGCATACATGAACTCGTCAGAGACGCGGACGCCGTACTCAACCTTATAGGGAGTGACGTGCACGGGATTGACAGTCGCACCGCCGTTGCTCTTCGCACCGTTCTCAGCGACGAGATCGATCTCATGATCGAAATTGAAGGTGAAGATCTCATTCCCGTTAAAGGACACGGGAGCGGCTGCGGACAGCCTGGCCAGAGAGCTCTTGCCTCTGACGAGGTTGATCATCTCACCGGTTACCACTTCGGGCAGCAGGGTGCCCTTGGAAATTACGTTTGCCATAATTGGCCTCCTATTTACTGAACAGGCGGAGCGAGCTGGCTGATCACGCCCATGAGGGCCTGATCAAGCTGCGGCTGGCCGCCGTTATTGACCGCCGGATCGTAGGACTTCATCGGCGGGGCGCTTGCGGGCTTAAGGTAGCCCGCCATCTTTGCGGCGTCCGCTTTGAGCTCATCCTCAGAGGATCCGATCAGACGATCGGCGAGCTCGATCGGCACACCATTTTCATGGGCGATCTTGGTCTTGAGCAGCCCGGCCTCCGCCTTGGATGCTCTCGCGGTCAGGTCCGCCACGATCTGGTCATGCTTTGCGGCCGTTTCCTTGGCTGCAGTAAGCTGACGCTGGAGCTCGTCGAGGGCCTTCGCATGGTCGGCCTTGAGGGCCTCCACTGCCTCCGGAGCCAGGTAATCCTTATAGGTCCCGGCGACCTCGCGCTCCTTCTGTTCGAGGCGCTTCCTGATTGCAGCGTCAAAATCTTCCTGTGTTTCGATCGGCTTAAAATCTGCCATTGTTTGTGTCCTCCTCTTTTACCGTGAGTAAACGTGTGTACTAAAAAAGCACCCGGCTGGGTGCCATTAGTAGCTGATGGACTGCGGCGCTCTCTCTTTCGATGTCGCCGCGAGCCAGTAAGCGATTATGATGCAGTCCAGGACTGCGATGTCGACGTCAGGCGTCAGGCTGTTGTACCCGAATCCGCCGTTTGATCCGATCGGACGCTTCTCGCAGTTGCTTGCCACGGTGGCGAGCATTGACTGCCCGCAGTGCACCAGCCTGCCGGCCAGCCCCGTCTCGAAGCTGGCGTTCGCTGCGATGACCTGCTTGACCGTCATCTCGACCGGGCGCTTGATGTGCTTCACGGCCATGTCGTCGACCAGCATCTGCCGGCCGCTCTCACCGTCCACCGCGATCTTCGCCGCGTTCGGATTGCTTAGGTAATCCAGGATCCAGCCGTCGCCGTTCCGGATCGGAGCCACTTCGATGGCCTCGACGTAGATCCGGCCGTCGGTGGTTTTCGCCGCGACACCCAGCGCAACCTTCTCCCGCGTGAACTTCACGCCGAAGAATCGCTTCGTGGTGAGCGGCGGACAGACAGGAACCTGCAGCTGCTGCCACTCGGCCGCGCTGATCGCGCTCTTCTGACTGTACGCCAGCCAGAGGCCGAGCCGCTGAACGTTGAAGTCCACCTCGCCGGTGGTCAGCTCCGCCCGGACGTTGCGCTCCGTGAGCAGGTAGCCCATGCTCGGATTGTACTCGTACCACAGCGCCGGATTGCTGATGTCTGTCGTCTGCTGCTGGATCGACCATTCTGCCCAGCCGGTCTCCTGAGCCGTGCCGTCGATGACCGACGACCGGAGCTTCGGAAAGACGTCGCCGCCCGACGTTGCTGTCGGAGGCGTCCCGGTCAGGATGATCTGCGGATTCTTCGCCGCGCTGACGGTGTACGCCAGTGCGCTCTCCTGTTTGGAGGTGTACTCCTGCGCCTCGTCAATAACGAGGATGTCGAAGCCCTCGCCCAGGCCTCCGCTGTTTGTCCTGGTGCGGAAGTCGATCAGCCCGTGCCCGGGGATCTCGATCCGCTCGAGGCCGTACTGCTTGGATGCGTAGAAGCCTTTCTCCGGCATCTCGTTTTTCTTTTTGCTGTACTCCTCGTAGCCTGCCTTTTTCAGCAGGGTGTATAAGCGGTTAAATGCGTCATGCGAGGTTGTGGTCCTGTGCGCCGTGTGGCAGATTTTCTCATCGGCCTTGAGGATCCCGAAGAACTCCCGCGCCGCCAGGATCTCGCCCTTGCCGTTCCGCCGGCCGACCGCCAGGCCGTACTTCATGTACTTCCACAGGGATCCGTCCACAGCCATGATGCCGCGGATCTGGATCTCCTGCCACTTCAAGAGCACCTGCCCGGTGCTCTTGTACAGCTTAATCGCTTCTGACCCTTTAGACTTTTTATACTCGACATTGGTAAAAGTAGGGGACGGTCTTCCGACCTTCCTCATCTTTTACCTCCTTCTTGCCGTTCTGGACTGCGCTGTGCGCCGGTTCGCGCCGGTCGCCGCCATGTAGGCCGCGATCTGGCGGTCGCGCTCCATACGCTCCGCCTGGTTGACCCGCTCCTCCGCCGTGATCCTCGCCTCGTCGACTCCGGTGAGCTGACGCTGCTGGAGATCCGCCGGCGAGCTCTGCCAGACGCGCTTGGACCAGACGTCCTGGCTCGTGCCGGATCGCTCCGAGTGAAACGTCACCACACAGCGGCAGAACTCATGCCTCCGGTAAATATCCTCCGGAGCCCGGTCGTAAGAATAGGATCCTGCCAGATCGCCGCACCAGGTGCAGCAGCTCCTCGCCGCCGTCCTCGTGATCGTCGTCTCCAGCCCGGACCTCGACCGGAAGTCCGCATTCGCCCGGACGAAATCGTCCTCGAATGCCTCCGCGTTATTGATGATCGGTTCACCGAGCCAGACGATCATCTGCGAGAAGTCATAGTCCGGATCCACCAGCTTCTCGATCAGCCCGTCAATCCGGGACTGTGGGAAATCTGCCCGGACCGGCTCCAGGCCGAAGCCGGCCGCCTCGTCCGAGATCCGCAGGATGTCCGCGGACGCCTCATTGACAAGGTCATAGACCTCCCTCAGCGCCGGCGTGACCGTCCTGGTGGCGATGTTGTAGTACATCCGACCATCCGGCAGCGTGTCCTCGCGGATCGCGTCCTGCAGGGCGCCTGAGAGGTTGATCCCGGCCCGCTCGGCATAGACATGACCGTCGACCGAGGTCACGGTTCCGTCCCTTATGCGGTTGGTGACGCCTGCCAGGCGCCGGTCGCGCATCATCCGATCCTGGAAGGATCTCCTGATGGTCTGCGTCAGCTCCGGCACAACATCCACTGCCATAAATCACACCCCCGTCAGGTCGAAGATCGTCTCCTCGGAGATATATCCGGGGAAGTTCTGCGCGATCTTGCCCAGGCCATCGCCGACGGCTCCGATCATCGAAGCGTCCGCCGGGAAGGTCGGGCTCCAGTACGGCCGCTCAACAGACAGCTGCGTCCGCTGATACTTATAATTGTCACGGATGCAGGCGCCCAGGAATCCGGCATTGAGAAGCGCGGATCCGAAGGATCTCTGCGCGGCCTCCGCGGTCAGCCTGAGCGTCTCGTGCGCGGCCTTGATCGCCTCCGCGCTGGACGGGTTGTCCGTAGGAAAGCCCATGTCGTCCAGTGTCAGCCCGGTCTCGCCCGCGAACAGCGACGCGAAGGTCCGCAGCTGGGTGATGTGCGGCTCCATGGTCTGCTGCGAGAACTGCCCGAGCTTGACATGATCCTGCCCGTCCTCGTTGAGCGTGAACTGCATCATCGCGGACATGGCGCTGGACCACTTGTCCAGCTTCGCCGTCTCCTCCAGGCCGGTCGCCCACTTCTGCGGGAAGCTGTAAAACTCCGCGGAGATCTCTGAGCGCTTGATCGTGCGGACGGCTCCGGCGACGTGAGACATACAGGCGCGGCTGATCCGGCTGTGGCCGAAGGGCCGCTTCGCGTCCGGACGGAAGACCACCGGCACGAGCAGGGGATACGGGGCGCGGTTCTCGCGCACGTCCACCAGCTGCCCGCCCTGGTAGTAGGCTGTCCAGTCGTATGTAAAGTATGCCTCCATCGTCGGCTCGCCGAAATCATCCCGCTCAAGGACGGCATATCCCTCGTGAAGCATCCCGGTCACCGGATCGATGATGCCCGTCGCGTCGTCTCCGGAGATCGACTGGAGCCGCGGGAAGCCGCTCTCGTCCTCTGAGATATAGATAAACGAGCAGGACGTGATCAGCGCGGCCTTCACCGCCGACGGCAGGAGCATATCGCGGTTGTTCAGGTCATAAATCTGATCCAGGCCGAAAACATCGTCCCGGAATCCGCGGAAGACCAGGCGGTCGGCGAGCGAGTCGACACTCTTCGAGCACCAGCCCACGACACTGTTCCAGTATTTCAGCGCCGGAGGCGTCGAGATGCCGAGATCCTGTGTCGTGTTCTTCATGTCGTAGAAGACATACCGCAGCAGGGCCCGCGGCCGCCGCTCGCTCAGTTTATACTGCAGATACTGCAGACCCTTATTGTCCATTTTGCCACCTAACCAGAACCGAAGCCGGTTCTGCGAGATATGTGCTCA